GAGAGAAAAATGAGCTTACGGCCATCAATTAACCAAATAGATAAAATCATGGCTGGGAAGCCAAAAACTACGAGGACATCTTTGCGCATCCCAACCGAGAAATGGAAGGAGATCAAACAGTATTGTCTGGACAATAAGTGCACCATGATGGAGACACTTCTTGCTGGATTTGATCTGATGAATACAGATGCCAAGGCATCCAGGCATACAGATGCCAAAGTTAAGGAGAAGCAAAATGTTTAAGATGCACCACTACATGCTCGTTAATTTTGGACACACTGGAGTTGTCATTCTACATGTCGCTGGGTGTCTAATTTTTAGTGTGGCTGTCTTCGCATTGATCGATGCCGTTAAATCTGGTCTCACTAGAGAAAGAGTTAATCAGCAAAATCTTATCGAAGACGCTAAAAGAAATAGGCAAAGGATAACGCAACCTGAAGATTGGATTCCTCTAACACAACGAAAGATGGAGCGCGCCCAAGCCAGACAAGAACAGAAAGAAATGCTGGAGTCTGAACTAAAATTGTGCGGTTAGATTCACCGCTAATTAGTCTAAACTTGTTGTTACAAATCGCCCTATCGATCGTGTTCGTCTGACTCCGAACGTTAACCACGGTCTAGGGCGGTTTGGACGTACCCAAAATTTTCGTAGTAGGGGAGCGATCAAAAAGCTAACCAAAAGTGAAAGAGGGTAGCAGCCAACAGGGTATCAGTGATACACCCATTTTCTTAACAACTACTACCCGCTTTGCACAAGAGGGGGTTACGTCAGGCGACAAGGAGAAAACAAGCGCCTGACATGAGTTCGTCTATCACGAATTGTAACCCCCAAACTCACGATTGCCCGGAAATAGTTTAGCATAGTCTGCGTTCAACTTTTTTTCGGCCATCGCCCTAGCAGGTCCCGACATTGAACGAACCTCCTGCAGACGTTGCATAAGGTCTTCGTGAGATACATCTTGACCAACATGAGCATCGGATGGCACAGTGCTGAGACCTGTGTTGCTAATAAGTGCGGTCATAACTCTTGCAGCATCTGCTGTACAAATCGAATCCATGATCTGCTCTAATCCTGCTTGAGAAACTCCAGGTAGGTTAGCTGCTCGTTGCACCGCATGATCAAATGCTTGAGCCTCTTCAGCTCCAAGAGCTGCTTCTTCTTGCTCAATCATCAGATTGTAATTTTCGATAAAAAGAGCATCATCTGCTTCTGCAGTGGCATGATTTGAGTTCGCCCACATCTTGCACATCTCTGAAAATGTGTCTTGGCTCATGTTCAATTCTTTTGCCCTAACTGCAAAGTCCTTGAAGTATGGATTCTCGGTATCAAAAGTTACACCCTTCTCAACCATGTCATCGGATAATTTAAAATCATAGTTTTCGGGTGCGCCTGTAAATCCGCCCAGCCGGCTATGGAAATCCTTAAGCAGTTTCGAGTAGCCTGCAGCTTGAGCCTCAATGTTTTTAAACGTGCCCTTGTGAAAATAATCAGGCATATCTCCATCGCCTGGCATTCCTTCGCGCCATTCCCACGATTCTGAGGGCTCTGCCGCGTGAGGTTGGACATTATCCGCAACAGGTGTGGCTTGAGGTGCAGTAGCATTATCGGCCGCTGAAGGCGCTGTAGTCGCTCCTGAGTCCATTGTTGAAGTTTCGCTCATGATGTTTCTCCTTTGGTGGTTATTAGTTCTTTGTGGCTTGCAACCATGCCATGTATCAGACGCACAAAATCAGTTTGCGCCGAATGGTATGTCAAGTTAGGTTCTGCAGGACCATTGATCTTGCATATATATTGCTCGTGCCAAAACTTGAGCAATTCTTTTCCGAACGGATTTACTTCGAGTGCTTCATATGCACAGTAGTTGTACCGTTCCATTTTCTCGTTGTTTTTTTTAGCTACCCTATTCGCTTCGTCCAGTGCGTTCTGGCCATCAGCATATAAAAAGTCCGACACTTATTGGCCTCCCATTGGCATTACGTTGGCTGCTTGCTGTGGCTGTTGTTGTTGAGCATTTTGTGCGCCGCCTTGCATTTGACCTGCAATCGCTTGCTTCATCTGCGCTTGCGCTAAAGAACTACGCAAAAGATCTTCATTGATTCCCATCTTGCGTGCCACTTCGCCTGGAATCTTTTCGATGTCTAAGCCATACATCACGCCCATCTCGCCATATTGTGGTCCAAGGATCTGATTTATGTATTCGCTGGTTTGTACCAGGCGTTGAATCTCTAAAAGATTTTCAGCGTCCTTGACAGGAGTGTCATACTCGACAGTGATCATTTTGTCATCTATCTCAAATGGTTTGACATAGCCGAACTTGTTTAAGACGCGCCAAACTTTGCGCACAACTGGATGGTTGCATTCACGCTCAAACCTACTAGTCATCGCTTGATTCTCACGCATCCATTCTGCGTTCTGTATGTTCACCTCAGTGGCAGTTTTGTTTCCAGAACCTTCGGGAACAATTGGGTTAATGTTGAGCGACAGATTAACCGCATTGACAAGCTCGCTTCGAACGAGCTGCGAATAGTTGGGATTGCCCTGAATGACCAACTGCTGAATCGGATTTTGAGATACGCCATTTGGTTGGACAGGGATCAATGCGCCCGGCTCGATGCGAGTTGTGTAAGGATTGAGCTCCGATCCTGATGCAACCATGAAGATGGGATTGCTGTTATAAGATGCGGCACGCAGATCGAATTCTGCCATGCGGTTGAGATCTTTGATGAAGGGCAGCAAATCAATGATAGGTCCACGCCCAAAGATTTCGCCTGCGTAGACGTTCCATCTGAACACGATCCAAGGCGAATAGTCTCGATACTCTTCGAGAATGAAACTGTTGCTGGCCTCATCAAGGACGAAATAGCAGTATTTGTTTTTGCCCTTGACCTCTGGCATGTAAACAGTGCCTTCGATTAGTTCGACTTCGGATGAGCCATCACTTTCACATTGGCGCTTGATGGCTTCGTTTAATGTGGCTTTTGGCCAAGTCTCTTGAACCAGACGGGCTGGTGTTTTGAACTTGCGGAAAACATTTTCAATCTGGTCTGTGTGACCTGGTTCGAGAGAGACCTGATGCAACGGTATAGACTTAAACCGCAAAGGATCATCATACGTACCTTCGTTAAGCAACATAACGCCGGTTGATATTCCCATCTCCTTGATGGCTTGGAACATACAATTTTGGAAATTGCTCTTATTAAGCTGCTCAAAAAATATGTCTTCCCACTTGTCGCACTGTATTGTCGCTTCGCGAATGTCAACATTAGTCTTACCGTCCATGATCATGTGGCCAGGTTTAAAGTGGCACCAATGGCGACCGCTGGGCATTAACAAGTTTTGAAGATTGGCTGCAAACTTATTAAGACCCACTATCGCGGTCGAATCGTACACGTGTGATGTTCGTGGTGAACCAGGTGTCCAATGATGAATCGCAAACTCAGCGCGATTAGGCATCGTCAATTGATACGCCTGTTGGTTCATGTTTAGCCAAAGATCTGAATTCGCTTTTGCCTGCGTATATCTCGCGTATATTTTGCTCGGATCTAGTGCCATGTTAGCCACCTAAAGTCGTGTCTGTACCACCACTTGATCCTGTCCATCCGCCGCGAAAACGACGCATCGCAGTGATTTGGTTTTCCATAAGCAGCTTGTTTTTAGCTTTTTCCTGAGCTTCTTCCTGCTTCATTTGAGCTTCCATAGCTTCTTCTTCTTTTTCGGCAGGACTTGAATAACTTCCAGCTGCCGTGTCTGTGCCTGATCCCATGTCAAAACTCCTTCGGGTTAATGATAACTAAACAATCGTTTCTTTTTGCGAGCGCTTTGTACAACCTCCAGGGCGTGTAGACGCCCCAAAGTCGTACACCTAAACACTGCTTAGTTAACTCTATGCAGTTATAGGGGTTAAGTCTTGGCAAGAACTGTATGCGATTGTGTATTGGTGCTATGTTGCATCGCACGACAGTTGCTCCCATTCTTTCTAAAATCTTCAACCATTTTCTGACCGAAGTTTCCTTTTGGAATACAACTCCAAAAGAAGTTCTATTAACAATGTGTTCGACTTGCACTATCGCCGACTGTTTCTTGTCGGGCGTTTCGCTCAATGCAAACACCGCTACATGCTGGAACTCGCGCATCATTTGACTGCGCTTTAACTCGCTAGTCCTAAAGACGACAAACAATTCTCGCGGTCGCTTATCGACGAACGGTAAAGCGAGTCCTGTGTACTCGTCCCAAACTTGTATAGCGGCACGATAAAGATGGTATGGGTTCCAGCGTCCACGCCATAAGTGCCTTTTAAACATTCGATCTCCTTGTTTTCACTTTCTACATCAGAAGCAATCAAAACACTTTGCGACTGATTTGCTCGAGCACATTTCTTTGATAGCTGATCGAGCGTACGTTTTAATGTCAATACGTTGGTCATTCGGCGTCCTGCATTTGCAATGGCGCTCTTACGAACACAGCCATGAAGCTGCCTTGACGTCCAGCATAGAAACTAATCAGGTCAACACCAACGGGCACATAATACCAAACGATGTGTTCGCGATCAGGCACAAGAAATCTGTTGCCTTGAATCGGAGACAATGTGGCTGGCAAAGCTGGTGGAGCAGATGGTGGCGCTGTAAGAGATACCGAGTAGCTGCACCATAAGTCACCGCATGTGGTAACCAAACCCATGGCTTGAGTTTTTGGCGGCCGAGTAATGGCGAAGGCATCAGAATTCCCGGCGAAGCAACAGAAGCGTTCGGGCGAATCAATGTTATAGCAGCCATCCACGATATTACCTTGGTAATCTTTGAGGCTGTGTAAAAAAAGGTCTGAGCTCATTTGTTAATCTCCGTAAGTGGTATGCGTGGCGGAACTCGTCTGCTCATTTGCCGCCATGGCTGTTGTTAATTGTTTTCACGCCAAGCTCGATATCTTTAACGGCTGGATGCTGATGAACGATACTGCGGTCACTACCGAATGGTTGAACACGCTTATGCGTTGCGAAGTTCGGCCGAGCATGAGTATCGCCTGAATGTTTGTCGGTAGTTTTATGCATGTTTATTGTCCTTTACGAATTCTGGCGACCAAAGATGGCAGCTTGTGTTTCTGGGTGAGAATGCGTGCAATGTTTTTGCGCAACTTATTCTCGCCTGCTTTGCCAAGATGATGAGCAAGCGAAAGGGCAGCGCGAACACGTTTAGGTGAAATCGTGCCTTTGCTATAACCCAAGGGGTAGGTGCCGTGTGGACCCGCTGTAACGAAGCCCTCGTATTCGCCGGCATTCGACATACCAGGTTTGGACTTTATTTTTTCCATGTCTTTGTCTTTAGGTTTTTTGGTGTCTTTACGCGTGTGCGAACGACCATAAGCTTTCATTAATTGTCTCCTAGAGTTTTGAGTTTTTCTTTTAGATCGTCCAACTGCTGGACAAGATCTGGTATCGATTCGATCTCGGCTGCCTGCTTCATGGCCGAAATAATGTTAAGGCCGGCTGCTACGCTTACTTCGCTGCTAGTGATAGCCGACATGACTAGCGAAAGCTGCTCTGCGCACGTTTTAGCCTCAGCAAAACCTGGAATCGATACCGAATCGGCGTCGAGGCCATTAAAACGTTTGCGCAAAATTGATTCGAGCTGCAAAAATTGAGGCATGCTTAGGTTGCCTGCATCAAGATTTTTGTGTTGCATTTTTTCCCAATGACCAAGCGCTAAACTTCGCGCTCTTTTATAGCTGACCGAAAATGATTCATTTTCGCGAAGCCAGCGATACAAAGTTGAGCGAGCTATTCCAAACTCACAGGCGATCATCGTAGTTGAATATCCTTGAGCGGCGTAGAAGATAACTAGCGCATCATGCTTGGACGCGTCATATTTGGTTGGTCTTCCGAGAACAATTTCTTGACAGCAGGCTTCGAAACGTCTTTTTTGGTCAGGGTCCGTGAGGCGATCTGCCAGTTCTGTAACCAATTGAGCCTGCATTCATCATCCACCATGTTAGCGTAAGCTTCAAAGCAGCGGATGAATTCTTCGACAGAGCGAATAACCACCACTGCGTATCCAGAAAGTAGCAATTTTTGCATAAAATCTTTCTGAACTGCCGATGGGCTTCCTTTTTTGCTCTTAAGTTCTACCCAGAGTCCAGCAAAGTGCTGGTTGGGCATGGCAAGAAACAAATCAGGGCACCCAGGTTTCACGCCCATTCTTTTTAGGCGGGCTCCTGTCTGCTTAGACCGATACTCGCCGTTGGGTATGTGAAACCACGCAGCCGGTGGATTCAAAATATGCAAATACTGAACAATTGAGCACTGTATTTGATATTCTGAGGCTTGCATTTGACAATCTTAACTTAAGATTAAAAAATAAACAAGTCGTGTCAACAAAAAACATCAAATATTTTTGATAGTATCTTTGACAGACTGTGGAGTGTTGGATTCTGGATGCCAGACCCCTCGTTCTTTGAACAGCTCGATTGCACTCTGAATCGATTGCTCTTCGCTGAGCAAGTTAGAACTTGAAGAGGAAGCACGTTTTTTTCTTTCCTCGCGGTACTCGTGAGATTGATGGCAAAGATTCCTAATGTCCACAGGGGTAGGTGGCCAGCTATTATCGAATTTATCATTTTCCATCGGATTTTCCCACCTTAAGAATGCTTCTCTTATGACCGCTCGAG